GATCAGCCGGAAGAGCAGAGATGGAACATGGTGTTTTCTAAAGAGATTCGCCAGTCAATGTTTGAAGCCTTGGATTTGAAGGAGCATCATTTGAACAATTATATCTCTCACCTTCGGACAATAAAGATAATCGACGGGAAAAAGGTAAGGAAGATGTTTACAGTTTATGCGGATGATCAGGTAGAATTAAGTTTTACATTTCGGCTCAATGGACATACGTAGCAAAGAGTTTCATCAGATAGTTCGGGAGATAGCCAGAAGAAATGAAACTGATCCGGATATTGTTCGTAATGTAATTATATCAGAATTTGAATGTGCAAGGGTGTCAATGAAAAAAGCGGATCCATACAATAATCATTTTCCGTATATAAAGCTCCCTTACCTGTTCACATTTAAAGTGCTTCCCAGAAGGAGAAGGCACTATGTTGAAAAAGCAAAACAAATTCTAAGGGATGTTCAGAATCAACAAAGGGAATCCGGAGATTGAACCAAAGGCTTTATTCGTACCGGAGTTTAAAAGGATTTGGAATCGAGATAAATCCAAGGAGAAGGCAAGAGCCAATAAGGAGCTTGCCTATGTTTATTTTATGGCTGACTACCAAAGCGAATACAATATCTATGGTATTGAAAAAGCCAAAATGATTGCAACAGAGGTCATGGGTAAAGAGTCATATGAACCTGATGATTTGGTACTAGATGCGATTCAGAAGTACGAGAAGATGCAGGAGACCTATTCAATGCGTTATCTTAAAAGTGTCAGGCAAACAACAGATTCATTGATGGTTTATTATCATGAATTGCAATTCAAATCTGGCGTAGATGATGCAAAAAAATATAATCCTTCAGGTGTAACGAAAGCATTAAAGGATGTGGAAGATATAATTCAAAAGATTGAGAAGTGGGAGAAGAAGGTCAGGGGCGAAGAGGATGATATGCAGATACGAGGAGGGGGTAAGGTCGGTCTATTTGAAGATAAAGAGACTGCTACCTGGATTAAAATAAAATAATGGAATTAGTAGAGCCAAAAATAATAGATAGTGGGTACTATAAGAATACACCTCACTATAACACTGAAGAATGGTGTCAGTCTGCATTACATTTTAAGGAATTTGGAAAATATACGAACCATCCTGTAAACTCACATATATCAAGTAGCTATCATAAGTTCTGGGATGAAGAGGCTCGAAGAAGTTTATATGGTTATAATATTGGCCGGGATTGGATTCCTGGCTATTTTTATTTCTATCTGAATTATTCTCCAATATATATTGCTATTGAATTAGATCTTGAAGAGGGGGAGCGTGAAGAAATGGATCTTGAAAGACTAATGCAACAAGCACAAGCAGATAGATCATTTGAATTTCCTGATTTTTGGGATGGAGACTATGAGTACTACCATTATCTTGAAGATGCTGAACGATCAGGAGAACATGCAGCAATCATTAAAACAAGGGGTCGTGGATATTCTTATAAAGGTGGATCTATGTGTAATAGGAATTATTACATGATCCCAGGATCCAAAAGTTTCGTATTTGCTGATGAGAAAGAATATCTTATCAGTGACGGATTATTGACCAAGGCTTGGGAGATGATGGACCATATTGAGGATAATACTCCATGGGGTAAGCGCCGGTCAAGACACGATTCGATAATGCATAAACGGTCATCTTACTATAAGGAGAGTAACGGACTGAGGATCGAGAAAGGATTTAAAAGCGAGATCATTGGTGTATCCCTTAAGAATAACTGGAACAAAGCTCGGGGAAAACGGGGTAAGCTTATCCTCTATGAAGAATCCGGGAAAAATCCCAACCTGATAAAAGCCTGGAACATCTCTTTAAAGAGTATGCAACAGGGCCGGCTTACCTTCGGACTACAGTGTGCTTTTGGGACTGGTGGAACAGAAGATGTTGATATCATAGGACTTGAACAATTAATGTATGAAGGTAGGGCATACAATATCCATCAGGTAAAGAATAAGTGGGATGATGGTGCTTCAAATGCTACATGTGGTCATTTCGTATCTGTAGAATCCAATCTTGAGGGAGCCATGGATAAAGATGGTAACTCAAATACTGAACTAGCATTTAAACTTACCGAGGCTTCAAGAGACAAGGTTATAAAGGCCACAAAGAATCCGGATGCAATAGCCCGGTTCATTGCTGAGGAGCCACGTAAGCCACAGGAGGCTATCATGCGCTTGGGTGGGACTATCTTTCCAATTAATGATCTTAAAGAACACCTCAACCATATAAGAAGCGATCCGGAAGGTTTTGAAGAGAAAGAGTATGTTGGTAAGTTGAAAGTAAATCCAGATACAGAGAAGATCGAATGGAAACTTAATCCCGAAGCCAAACCAATAAGAATCTATCCACAGACTGATAAAAGAAATCTTGAGGGAGCAATTGTTATCTATGAGCATCCTGTAGCAAATTCAGAAGGAGATATTCCTTTTGGAGTTTACCTAGCAGGAAATGACCCGTATGATCATGATGAGAGTACAACAGATTCCTTGGGATCCACATTCATATTAAATAAACTTACTGGACGAATAGTAGCTGAATACACTGGCCGGCCATCGACGGCTGACAGGTATTATGAGAATACGCGAAGATTACTTCTTTATTATAATGCGAGATGTAATTACGAGAACAACAATAAGGGTTTGTTTACATACTTCAATAACCGACATCACGCACACTTATTATGTGACACCCCAAAGATAGTTCACGATAAGATCTATGATAAGGGCTTACTCAATAGAGGCAAAGGAACACCAGGTACTCTTCCGATACAAAAATGGGGTAGAGAACAGATTCTTATATGGCTCACAACGCCAGTAGCGCCAGGGAGTGAACGGCTTAATCTGCATACAATACGAAGCATACCTTTACTGCAAGAATTGATTTACTGGCACAAAGACGGTAACTTTGACCGTGTTGATGCATTGCAGATGTTAATGATTCTTAAGGAAGATGTTCAGAATCATATACCAGAAGAAGAGAGAACTGCTGAACTGGTATCACCCTTCTTTCAACGCATGGAGATGTTTCAGGAGAAGAATAGAGAGAAATCAGATCCTTTTGCCATCATAGACAAGAGGGCCCAACTTGAAAGACGAAATATTTAAAACGAGCAACCATGGCAATGAGAATTCATCAGTTTCCCGCACAGAAAAAAACCTTAGCTGAGAAAGATAAGACCTGGGGGATTAAATGCATTGAGTCTGGGATTACTATAACCACAAGCGATACCAGTAAGATCAGGAAAAGCAGATCAGCAAAGAAACTTAACTTCGATTTGATAAATGGTATTATCGATGAGAAAGATATTGAACGGGCGTTTAACCCTATGGGTATTCGCGGTGTTGCTTTCCCGGCGAAGATACAGAACTATCCAATTGAGATATCAAAGTTCAATGTTCTTAAAGGAGAAGAATCCCGTAGGCGGTTTGACTGGCGTGTTCGATCTGTCAATGAAGATGCTATCAGTGAAAAGGAATTTCAGATGGGCCAACAAATAACTGCCCTTCTTGCTGAAGAGGTTCAGAACCAAGGTTACAGTGAAGATAAGGCCCAGAGAAGGTTAAAACAGTTAGAGCATTATCAACAATACGAATATCAAGATTATGGTGAGGTCATGGGAACCAGGATAATTGAATATTTCTGGCACACTCAGAGTCTTAAAGAAATGTTCTCCTCTGCTTTTTATGATGTACTTATTGGTGCTGAAGAGATCTATTCGGTAGATATTTCCCATGGAGATCCTGTTGGTACAAAAAAGAATATCCTTGGTGTCTCAACATTTGGTATGGGAGATAGCCACAAGATTGAGGATGCAGATATGATCATTGAAGATAATTACACATCCGTTGGGAAGGTCATAGATGAGTTCTGGGATGATATGAAACCTGGGGAAATTGATCAACTTGAGGAAAGTAGTCGAAGAAATAAATTCCATGGAGATATTATTCCTGCCGGTCCATGGGATTCAGCCCAAGAATCTATTGACATGAGTACATCACAACTTATTACAGTCGATGGATCTGATCTAAGTACTTATAGTGGTAATTATGACTCTGATGGAAATGTTAGGGTCATTCGTGTTGTATGGAAATCAAGGAGAAAGATAGGGATGCTTACCTATTATGATCAGGATGGAAATGAGCAAACAACTATTGTCGATGAGAATTTTCCTATCAAGCAATATGAAGCCCATGGCTGGAAGATTGTATGGAAATGGATCAATGAGTGGTGGCAGGGTTATCGCATAGGCGCAGACATGTATAAGCGCATAGAGCCCTTACCGAGAATTGGAACGAAAATGACCAACCCATCAATATGCCTTCCCCCCTATTGTGGAACGATTTATCGCATTGGTGGTACAGGAATAAGTTTAATGGACCGGATCAAGCCTTATAAGTACCTATATAATGTATATATGAGGCGTACTGAACTTGCTTCAGCACGAAATAAAGGTGTTATTGCTGAACTGGATATCGCTGAAATTCCGGATGGATGGGATGAAGAACTGGTAATGATGTATGCAGAAGCCAACGGATACATGATCAAGGACTCATTCAAGGAAGGAAAGAAAGGAAATGCTACCGGCAAACTTGTCGGTACTGTTAAGCAAAGGGGATCTGATGTTCTTAATCTCAACTCAGCTGATGTGATCCGGGCAAATCTGGAATTAGCCAGGTATGTCAAGAATGAGCTTGGTGAGATAGCTGGCATAACACCACAGAGAGAGGGACAGGTTCAGAACCGGGAGACCCTTGGTGGTGTAGAGCATGCCATTGAAAAGAGTTCTCATGTTACTGAAGAGTGGTTTGCTCTTCATGATAATACGAAATTAAGAGTACTTGGATTATTTGTCGAGACCGCTAAACATGCATGGAGATACGCTGAAGGAGATGCTGCAAAGAAACTTCAGTATATGGATGACGGACTCATTACACATATCTTTAATGTAGACGGCAGGAAGTTTGCAGAATCAGAATATGGATACTATGTATCTGATGGTCGCAATGATGCTGAACTGATTAGTGTTATTAAAACACTCGCTCAGGCCGCACTACAAAATGATAAGGCGAGCTTCAAGGATATCTTCTCAATCTATCGGGGAACCTCTGTCAGCAGTATGGAGCGTAAACTAGAGTATAGTGAACAGCAGACTCATGAACGTGAAGATGATGCGCGTAAGGAAGCTCTAGAGAGTCAGGAACGTATGGTAGAGGCTCAGTCTCAAATGGAGCAGAAGAAGATGGAACAGACTGAGCGTATTGAGATGAATAAACTTGACACTCAACTTACTCTTAAAGCCATGGAGATCGAAGGAAAACTTACTGAATTGGAACTTCAGGATGATTCTATTGATCGTGATAAACTCAGGATACAACTTGACAAGCAGAAGGAAGATATTGAGTTTAAAAAACAGGAACTTCGGGAGAGATCTGAACAGTTTTATGCTGGCCTAAAATCACAAGAGAAGCGAGTAGGCATGCAAATTACAAGTGCCCAAAAGATAGCAAACAAGCGACCTGTAGCGAAAAAGGTATAAAAAAATTATATATAAAAAAATTATATATTTTGGCTATTAAAGCCATTCTCTAGTAGTGGTGATACTATTGAAATGAGTGTTATTATTAATTAAACTTGTAACTATTGAAAGGAGAAAAAAATGGACAAAGAAGCAGCAAATCCTGAAAGTCAAGTTCTCTTCGGAGGAGTTGATTTAGAAGGTTTAGAAGATGCTCTTCTTACGGTTGATATTGCTGAGGGAGAAACAGTTCCCGAGGTAGATAAAACCGTTGAAGAGGTAGCATCCGGTGGAGATGGAGACCCACCAAAAGTAACAGACAAACCGCTTGATAAAGGAAGCGGAGACAAACCAGCCGATAAACCACCTGACTTATTAGAAGTCGATAAAAAAACAGAAGCAGCAGGAGGGGAGAAACCAAAAACAGACGAAGGTGATAAACCAAAGGAAGGCGGGGAGGCCGGCCAGGAAGGGACACTATCTCCGATGTATCTCCATGCTGCGGCTCTTCAGGAAAATGGTCTCCTGCCTGACTTTGATCTTGAGACCATTAAGGATCTTGAAACAGAAGATCAGGCATTAAAAGTCAACGAACATATCCAGAAAACTATTAATGATGAAAAGAAGACCGCCGTTGATGGCGCTCTTAAAGAAGTCAATGGGTTAAAGGAGATGTATGATGACATCAAAAACGGAGTGGATCCAAATGCTCTTCGGGAGAATATGACCCTTGATGAGCAGTATGGAAATATTACCGTCAAGAGTCTTGAGGATAATGAGGAGGCTCAGGAAACTATTTATTCAGATGTTCTTCTTATGAAGGGCCTGAGTGAACCAAAGGTCAAGCAGCTTATTCAGGTATCCAAGGACAATGAAAGTCTTCTGACAGATGCTACCGATGGTCTTAAGGAGATCCAGGGAGCTATCAAAGTAGAACGTGAAGATATGCGTGTAAAAGCTAAAGCGGCCAAGGACGCTCGTGAAGAACGATCAACAAAAACTCAGGAGAATGTCAAAAAGCATGTTACCGGTCTCAAAGAGATTATCCCGGGAGTTGAACTTACCAAGGCAGAGCAAGAGAAGCTTATCAAGGATATGACCGTCCCTGTTAAGTTTGTTAAGAATACTCAAGGGGTAGAGGTTCCTGTCAATAGAGCCATGGTGTTGAGATCGAAAGATCCAATTGCATTCGAGGCAAGACTCAATTATTTTATCGAGAAAGGATTTTTTGATAAGGATGCCAAGTTTGAGAACTTGAAAGCAACAGCCACAACAACAGCAGCGAAAAAGTTCATGGATAAGATAAATGAGACTAAGACTGTTCCAGGAACTCCCGCAGTTGATGAAGAAAAACTGAATGACAAAGCGGATTTTAAATTTCCGTTTCCGACATAAATACTTAGTACAAATCGATTTAAATTAAATCATAATGCAACAAGTATCACCATTACAAGAGTACTTTCCGTCTGATTGGTCTGGTCTAACGACCAAGAATCATTTGGGAGCAATCTATCAACTCAAGCCACAGGAGACAAGCCAGCTTGTTACAATGCTCTATAAAGCAAACCGTGGGATGAACTTTGGAACCTTTTTGAAGAAATTCAATACCATGTATCTTAAGACGGATGATGATTTCCGTTGGAGGCTGCAAGGATCGGCGAAGAAGAATATTCCCCTTGTATCCTGTACCGTGGCCGGTTCCGCTATTTCATCCAGTTCACAGGTTGGAAGATCCGGAGCAAGGTTCACCTTGACATTCCCTGAGCAGTACTTCTCA